GCGTATCCAGCAGTCAAAGTTGAAATACCCAACTGACGAGCCTTTAGGATAACATTGTAATTATGTTCCTTGAAATCTTTCAAAGAGGCCTCTTGAAACGGATAAAGTGCAAATGGTACTTTACCCTTAAGTGGATGTTGGATTACCGCATACTTCTTTAGAAAATACACAGGATCAACTGCACACTTTAAATACTCTTGTTTGATTACCTCTTTGATTTTATCTGACATTACTTAAGTAGGTAAACCACTCCAGTAGCACCTATCACTACTTTCTTGACACCGATTGGAACTACCTCTTTGGCAGTTACTGAACTACCAGGTATGGTTCCACCACCTGAACCATGTACGACAACATTGGTTGCATTTTCAACTATAAAAGCACTTGCTTCATTTGAACCAGTTGCCTCAAATGTTGTATTTGAGTCTACTTTTATAATCTTATTGTATTGACCAAGATTACCCCTTACAGATGGAGCTGACCTATCGACTATTCCCATTTATTCTCTCCTATTTTGAAAATTTTCTAAGAAACTTGACTGCGTCTTCTATGTCTTCCTTATCAAAAACTTCAACCATCTTTTTGATTTCGTTTTTAGTTCTTGTAAGTTTTCTTTTAGCGTTTGCCACAATCCTTTTATTAACTCTTTTTCGTGAAAGTAATTTATCTAAATCATCTTGAAGTTGTTGTTTTTCCTCTTCTACCTTCGCAATTATTTTTTTCAATTCTAATATTTCATCAGGTACTTTGTGAAATAAAGATTTGAACCAAGTAATGATTTTATTTATCATCCTATTATCTCCATCATCTTTTTATAGTTTGTTTTGTTAGGTTTGTCAAAATCACTATCTTTAGGTTTTTCGTATTGTGCGTAATCGTCCTTATCACGAGTGACTTTCTCTTCAACTTTTTTGAGTCTAAAATTAACAACTTTTCTACCATTTATGGTTGGCATTCCATGTTCATCTTTTCCTATGGATTTAACCTTAATTGGTTTGTTTTTAAACCTACCACCCATGATGACATCACCAACATTTACATCAATTGTAATAGCCATTAGTCCTCTCTCCAACTTATCATTAAATTTTGACCATCTAATTTTTCGGTAACATTGTCCTCACGACTTAACTTACCACCTAAACCATTTTCAATAATTTTCTTTAAATCACCAAATGTCAAATCTTTATCATCGAATGGATGTGCCATATGTCCGTAAGCCCCACCTTCGTTCAATAGTTCTCTTTGAACTACATCATCCCACCATTCTTTTGTTAAAGGACTGTATTTATCTTTTTTCATACTCATAAATATTAAATCTCTATACTTTCGAGTTCTTTCTGAGTTTCCTCTTTCATTTTAGAATACTCTTCAAGTGCTTCCTCGGCCATTTTATTGACTTGTTCGGTATTTTGACTCCACTTTTCTTTGGCAAGTTCTATTTCTTGAACACCTACGGACTCTTGAACCTCATAAGGTTTAGAGGCTTCTTCTTTCCAATTCTCCACACTTGAAATCATATCGTCAATCCAGGATAATTTGTTGTTTAACACCTTCTGTCTTTCCCAATTTTCAAATGTACCTTTTGCTCTAAGTTTAGCTTCGAACTTAACCTGACAATCAAAACATTGGTCGTATAATCTGTACATCTTATCATCCAAGTGACTCTTCATAGTCTTTTTACACTTTGGACAAAACCAAGGTGTTCTTGCTCCCTTGAGAGCATCTGACCTATCAGATTTTTCTTGTCTTTCTGCGAGAACTTGTTCTCTTCTTTTTTTCTTTTCGTCCAAATCTTCCATCTGAACATAAATCTTTTTCTCAACTTTTTCACCACGAGCGACTCGTCTGATATTCTCAATCTGACGAGACCTTTCTCGTGAATTAGTTGATAGAATACTATCACTCATAACCTACTCCTAAAATGTCATTAAACCAGTAATCTGATTGATTGGTGCAAACGCTCCAGTAAATTTATATGTCTTTCCTTTGTATTTAAAAACAATACCTTCACTCGGTACTATAGCATCTAATCCACCAATACTATTCAACCTATCTAATTGTATTTTTAATTTATTTAATTTTTTCAAATCTTTCTTACTCTGTACATCTTTAATAGCCGCATCAAGTCTTGTCTTTATACCTTGTACTGCTCTTTCGGGTGATGCTGCTATCCAACCACTTACATTCTTCATTATTTCTGCCCCAACATCAAAGAATAGTATTTCAAATGGTTTCATGTTTTCTTTCATTTGTGCTTGATGGTTGTTCTTATCATATTTAAGTATCCAATCCAAGAATTTTGGATTATCCTTATAGTCCGTTCTAATCTGTGGAACAGAGTAGGACTTATTCATGAATGCCCATCTTTTAACAAGATTCTGTAGTTGTCTTGGTTTCATCTTGACCTTATACTTTTTAGCATTTTTTGTAATGAAATCTTCCCACCACCTTTGATGATAAAGTGCTAATGTATCATTGTCTTTGAGTTTGAACTTTCTCTGTAATTTTGTTAATCTACTCAAATATTGTTTTTTCTTTTTTCCAAAATCTTGAACTTTTGGTACACTCAAAAACTGAGGTTTACCAATATTATAATTTTTCTGTACATTTTGATTGACTTGTTGAATCATTCCTGCTAATATTCTACCACTATCTCTTACTTGACCAACAACATTACCATCGTCATCATACTCAAGTGCCCCATGAAAAATAATCTCTGCCTTATCGTAGTCAATCACATTTGCTGACTTGGGCCACATGACTTCCAAATTCATAAAGGCCTTTCCATTCATAAAAATTTTATCCCTTTGTTTTTCACTCAAGGATGAGATTGCCTTCTGAAGGTCTTTCATGGCGAACACAAAAGCATCAGCTATATCACCACGACCTGCGAATTTGGACTTCATGGCGTTTATGTCAAGTGCTGTCTCTCCTTTGTTTTTCAGATGTCCTTTGTTTCTAGCTGCTATTAATTTACCCTCTGATAATAACTCATTATCCTTCTCGGTAGCTAAATTACTTAATTTATTAGAATCATCCACATCCAATTGGTCAATCTTCCAAGTATCATCTACCTTGACATCTTGTTTTGGATTCATCATAAATTTAACCAATTCCCATCCGATGGATTGATTAATCTCAGCCTGTCGTTGTGCGTATTTTCCATATGGTTCATCTACACTTTGCCAGTTTTTTCCACCTTGATTGATTGTTTTTCCATATGTTACAGTTTTTACCATTTGGTCATCCAAACTATCAAATGATAAACCACCTTTTGGTTTTGGGTCTTGAGCTGAATCACTCAATACATAATTCACCAATTCCCATCCATGTTGTTCCGCCCATCTTTTAGATATTCTATGGTAGTCATCGAAGTTTTGAAAGAAATCATACAATCCTTCATCACTTATTGATGGTATACTATTTCCAATAGCTGAACTTTCTTTTATTATCTCACTTATGTCTTTTTCTTGTAAGAATTTATCAAAGGTTTCGTATAGTTTTCTGAACTTATTAGTCATCATGTTATACACACCTTTATCAAAATAACCAAAAGCTTGTTTGAATAGTTTAGGTCTATCCTTATCTTCTATTTTGGGTGAACCCAATAAATCTCTCATCACGGTTCCACTAACTTCCTTACCACCAACCTTTACTGATTGGTGTGGAGCTACCATAAAGTATCCGTGTTCCTCATAACCTTTTAGATTTCTTTTGTTCTTATTATAGTCTTGGAAGTAGGATGGTGAACCATCTTTCTTTTTACCACCACTCAATCTACCAGCATCCTTTTCCCCAAATATATATATCACGGCTGTAGTCTTAGGGTCGTATTTTTTTAGCACTTCCTCCGCCTTCAATGGTGATGCTGCTTTGATTATACGATTCTTCGGTACACCCATCTTTACCATGTGTCGAACCTTTTCACTAAAGTTCATTGGGTGTCTTGGTGGTTTCTTGATGTTTGATGTGGTGATGTATGCATCATCTACCTTTGACTTTAACCACTTGTAGGTTTTGAAATGATGTGGCCCGAATGGTTGGTAACGACCACCATAAATACCCACTACCTTTTTAATCTTCTGTTCGTTTAAGGTATTTTCTTTCAAAATCTTTTGTTTTTTAATCCAATTTTTACCACGATAGTTTTTTACAGGTTTACGAATAAATTTACCAATTCCTTTTTTAACCAACATATTAAATTTCTTGGCTGCTTGTTTTTCACTTAGGGTGTTGGAATTATCCACCATCATGAAGTTCTCATTACCAAATAGTCCTTGAAAGTATATCTTATTCTTCTGTACTTCGTTCCAAGACCTCTCTACGATTTCAGGATTGAGTTTTCTTGGTCTTTCCATGTTTCTTTTTTGTGCTATATCCAAATCCGTATGGACGAAAACCATGTAACAATCGTAACCGATTTCTTCCAATTCTTCCTTTTGTTTTTTAATCTTATCATACTTGTGACCCGTACCATCAATTATCATACCCAATCTACCATCCATGTAGAGTTTCTTACGAGAGGCTGTGAGTTCTTTTGCCCTACCTCTTAATCCACTATAGTCATCATAATCAGGATCTGTAAGTTGTCTAAATAGTTCATCTGGCATATCATCCAAGTCCGTTCCAAATCCATATTTGTTTAACATACGAGTAAGTTCTTTATCTTGGTTTACAAGTTTCAAACCGAAGGCAGATACATTGACCTTCTTGGGTATTCCGTACAAACCACTTGCAACAAATGACTTACCGCTACCTGGCCCACCTGCTAAAAATACGGCTTTCAAAATACCAGGATCGTTTATTCCTTCATTCACGGAATCATTTATTCCTCTTCCACCAATATCCATACTTTTTGAGAATTTTTTCAATTTTGGAAAAGCTCTAAACTTACTCAATTTATCTTGTTTTTGCCACTTCATCTTATCAAATACCTTCATTCTTGTATGTTGACTTACTATGTAATAAATATCAGCAACATTACCACCCATTGATTTTATCCACTTCTTATACTTTAATACTATTTTAGCAGAAACCTTTTCGTGTCCATAATGAGTCCAAAATCCTTTCTTTGGGTGTAGTTTCGCCGTTGAATCTTTACCGATATCATGGAATAACGCTGCAAGTGCAAAGTCTATATCACCAGTCCTTAATGCCCGATTTGTAACAGCAATCGTATGTTTGAGTACATTACCCTCAGGATGAAAATCTCTTCGTTGGTCGTAATTCTTAAGATTATAAACCCTTTTCTTTAAATCAATGGGTAGGGCATTATAAATATCCTTGAACTTTTTAGGTTTCTTACGAACCGCTATTTCATTCAAATATTTATCCTTTTCCATATTTTGGATTGCTTTTCCTATTTCCTTACCTTTTAAATCTTTTGACACATCACTTCCTTTTACTGATAGTTTAAATCTGACTAACTTTTTAAAATCTTTTTTGATGTACTTACCCCACCTAATGATTTGTTTATCACTTAGAGTGGTCTTTTCTTGAAACTTCTTAATCAAGAATATGTTCTCAGGTCTAAATGATTGTAG